CCCCGTCCACCGTGCACAACTGGATCACCCGCGGCTACACGGACCGGCACGGGCAACGCCGCTGGCTGATGGGCTTCCACATCGACGGGGTGCGGCACGTCATCCCCCTCGACGTGCTGCGTGCTGACTCGGAAGTAGGACACGCCGGGCGGGGGGGCTTGCGTAAACGGCCGATGTGAGGTCGAATGTCGATGGTGCCATTCGTGGCGCTACAGCCCCCGACACCGCCTGATGGCGACCGGGGGCTTCGTCGTATCCGGGGGGCTTCCCGGCTGCGACGTCCCCCCGCGGGTCACGACGACCAGCCGCACACACCGTCATGGGCTGCGCATGCCGACTCCCGGGGGCCGACTTCCGAGGGGGCCGCCGTGTCCTGGGGTGAACGCATGGCCCTGTACGCCATCGCCGCCGCCGCCGCCATCGGCGCACTGGGCGGGGTCGCCGTGGAACTGATGTGGCGCCGGCCGTGATGCCCACCGGTGACGGCATGGTCCCCACCATGGACGGCCTGCACATCGAGATCGCCATCGCCCGCCAAGTGCAGTTGCAGGCGCGCATCGCCTGCGCCCACTCAGCCAACGTCGACACCATCGCCGCCGAGAAGCTCGCGGACCGCGAGCTGGACGTGAAGCTGGACCGGCTGCTGCTGCGCCTGGCTGCCCGAACAACCTGACCGGAGGGGTCGTCGTGCACTTCCACCACGAGCACGACGACCCCTGCGAGGACGGCCACGACTGGCCCGACTACGTGCACGCCCTGCTCGCCACGATCAACCGAGGAGTCACCGCCATGACCGAAGTGCAGAACGAGATCAACGACGCCGTGCAGTCGATCGGTGACAGCCTGACGGCGATCGAGACTGAGGTCTCGAACCTCGAGGCTCAGATAGCGGCCGGGAACACCCCCGACCTGTCCGGGCTGAAGGCCCTCGTCTCGCGGGCCCAGGGCGACGTGCCCGCGCCCGTCCCGGCCCCGGCGGACCAGCCTGCCCCGGCGCCCGCGGACGGCAGCGCGGCCGCCGACCAGCCCGCCCCGGCCGACGTGCCCGCGCCGGACCCGAACGCGCCCGTGCAGCCCAGCATCTGACCGCAGCCAGACGGGGGGTGCGGCCGTGACCGAGTCCACCCCCCTGTTCGACCAGACCACCGCGGCCCTGGACCCCACGGCGCCGCCCACCCCTGTGGACCCGCCTGTGGGGCCGCCTGTGGACACCACACCGGCCCCGGGGTTGACCATGCCCGAAGGCCCCAACCTCACCGACCTGCAGGCGTTCACCGACGGCATCCCCGATGACGGGCATCGGGCGATCGCGCAGGTGATCGTGGACGCGTTCACGGTGCGCGACGCCCAGCTGACGGCGTTCATCGCCGCGTACGCTTCGGCTGAGGCGGCGATCACCGCCCTGCAGGCCGATGTGGCCACGCTGCAAGGGCAGGTGGCGGCGCTCACCCCCGCGCCCGTGCCGGTGCCGCCTGTGACGCCGTGACCGCCGTCGTCGACCCGTTCACGCACGCTGCCAACCTCCTGGACGGCACCGAATCCCGCTACATCGCCGACCCCACCGGCTGGGTGCGGGACAAGACCGGCGAACACCTGTGGTCCAAGCAGCGGGAGATCGCCCAGTCCGTCGTCGACAACAAGCGCACCGCCGTCAAGGCCTCGCACGCCGTCGGCAAGTCCTTCCTCGCCTCCCGGCTCATCGCCTGGTGGATCGACTCCCACCCGCCCGGTGAGGCGTTCGTCGTCTCCACTGCACCCACCTTCGGACAGGTCCGCGCCATCCTGTGGCGGGAGATCGGCAAAGCCGTCCGCACCGCCGAAGCCAAAGGCCACAAGCTGCCCGGCCGCGTCAACCAAACCGAATGGCTCCTCGGCAACGAACTCGTCGGCTACGGCCGCAAACCCGGCGACTACGACGAGCACTCCTTCCAGGGCATCCACGCCAAGTACGTCCTCGTCGTAATCGACGAAGCGTGCGGCGTCCCCCGCCAGCTGTGGACCGCCGTCGAGGCCATCACCACGGGCACCGAGTGCCGCATCCTGGCCATCGGCAACCCCGATGACCCGGCCACCGAGTTCGGTGAGGTGTGCAAGCCGGGCAGCGCGTGGAACGCCATCAGCGTGCCGGCGGCCTGCACCCCCAACTTCACCGGCGAGACGGTGCCCACGAAGGTCGCCGAGCTGCTCGTCGAACCGCAGTGGGTGGAGGACCTCAAGAAGTCCCGCGGGGAGACCAGCCCCGAGTACGTGTCGAAGGTGCTCGCCGAGTTCCCCGACTCCTCCACGGACACTCTGATCCCCTACGGGTGGATCGTCCGCGCGCAGGAACGCGAACTGGATCCGGGGCCGCTCGCCGAGCTGGGTGTGGACGTCGCCCGCTACGGCAGCGACGAGACGGTCATCTACTCGCGGCTCGGCCCGGTCGTCAGGCTGCACGGGTCGTTCGGGCAGCAGCCCACCACCGAGACCACGGGCCGTGTCGTGGTCGCCATGCGGGACACGCACGCCACCCTCGCGAAGGTGGACGGTGTGGGTGTGGGTGGCGGCGTCGTCGACCAGCTGGCCGAGATGGGCTTCGCGGTGGCCGACATGCAGGCCGGGGCGCGCGCTGCTGACCCGGAGACGTTCCTGAATGCCCGCGCCGAGTGGTACTGGGGGCTGCGGCAGCGCTTCGAGGACGGCGACATCGACCTGGACCCGGCCGACGTGGACCTCGCCTCGCAGCTGTCGCAGATCAAGTACAAGTACACGTCCCGCGGGCAGCTGCAGATCGAGTCGAAGGACGACATGAAGAAGCGGGGCCTGTCCTCACCGGACCGGGCTGACGCCGTCATGTTGGCCTTCGCGCACGTCGATACCGAGCCCGATGCGGTGTGGGTCGACGCCACCGACGACGACTTCGCCATCAGCGCCTACTGACCTCGAGGGAGTGACCGTGGCCCTCTTCGACGTGTTCCGGCGCACCGTCGAACTTCACGAAGCCGCTGAGCCCACCGTGCCCCTCTCCGAGGCCGCGGCCCTCGCGAACGAGAACGAGCTCCTCCAGGAGTCCATCCTCGGGCTGGAGGAGCTGGCGATGGAAGACGTGGGCTGGCGGCGGATGATCTCCGCCGCCCCCTACGAGTTCTCCCGCCGCGGGCTGCTCCTCATCTCCGCCATGTGCCGGGTGATGGCCATCAAGAACCCGCTGATCAAACGCGGGCTGGGGCTGCGCGCCAACTACGTGTTCGGCCAGGGCGTCTCGCTGATCGCGAAGGCGGGCACCGATGAACCGCAGGACGTGAACGCGCTCATCCAAGCGTTCTGGGACGACCCGGCCACCCAGCGGGTGCTGTCGGGCGCACAAGCCCAGGCCGAGCGGGAGCGGGACCTGGGCACCGACGGGCAGTGGTTCATCTCCTGCATCACCGACCGGGTCACCGGCAAGGTGCAGCTGCGGCTCATCCCGCAGACGCAGATCCTGGACTGGATCTCCAACCCCGACGACCTGCTCGAGGTGTGGTACGTCCGCCGCGAGTGGTCGGTGAACACCACCAACCTGACCACCGGCGCCCTGGAGCAGCGACTGCAGTCCGCGTGGCATCCGACCCTCGGCTACCAGCCGCCAGCCGCCGCCCGGCCTTCGGTGATCGCCGGGTGGCCGGTGCGCTGGGATGAGCCGATCCTGCACGCCGCCGTGAACCGGCCGGGCGAGTCCATCTGGGGCATCCCGGACGCGTATGCGGCGATCGACTGGGCGCGCGCCTACTCGGATTTTCTGACGGACTGGGCGCGGCTGATGCGCGCCCTGTCCCGGTACGCGTGGAAGGCGAAGACGCCGGGCGCGCAGGCCGCGAAGCTGCGGCAGGCCCTGAACCGGCCCACCCCGGATCCGATCACGGGGCGGCCCACGTTCGGCTCGCAGGCCGGGCAGGCCGCCGTCATGGACCCGTCCACCGAGCTGGAGGCCGTGTCCAAGACGGGCGCCTCGTTCGATGCTGATTCGGGCAGGCCGATCGCCATGATGGTGGCCGCCGCCCTGGACGTGCCGGTCACCATGCTGCTGCTCGACCCCGGCATCACCGGCACGAGGGCGACCGCCGAGACCTTGGACCAGCCGTTCGAGCGGTCGATGGGGAACCGGCGGAAGCTGTGGGAGTCGTGGATCGACCAGATCACCGCGCACGTCATCGACTCCGCTGTGGTGGCGCCCCGCGGGCCGCTGCGGGGCGCTGTCGCGCAGGTCGGTGACCGGCGGGTGATCACCCTGGCCGGGGATGTGGACCGCACGGTGGGTGTGGACTGGCCACAGATGGACGCGGAGGACCCGCTGTCCCGCGTGCAGGCCATCGCCGCCGCCGACGCCACCAACCACCTGCCCCCCAAGCTGGTGGTGCAGCTGTTCCTGCAGGCACTCGGGGTGGACGACATCGACACGATCCTTGAGGACATGACCGACGAGAACGGCGACTTCCTGGACCCGGGGCTGCAGCAGGCGGCGCAGGCTGTGGCCCGGGAGCGGAACGGGGCGCCGGGTTCGCAGGCCGCGGAGGCATACCGGTGATACAGATCGTCGGAGCCTTGGTTGGCATCCCCATCGGGGTAGTGGTCGGCCTGGTCGCGATCCGGCTCGACGAGTGGCTTGACCGACACTGATGCCGGTCACCGCGCAGACCATCGCGCACATGCGGGCCCTCGTCGTCGACCTGGCCGCCGTCACCGACCTCCACACCCGCGAGTTGACCCGCGCCTACACGGACGCCTGGGACACCGTGGTGCACCAGCTCACCGAGGCACTGTTGGACCTGGCGCACGAGCCGCTCACCGCCGCCCGCGTGCAACGCTCCAGCCGCGTCGCCTCCGCGCTGCAGGCCATCGCCCAACAACTCGACTCCCTCGCCTCCCTCACCGGTGTCGTGATCTCCGACGGCGCCGGGCACGTCGCCTCCCTCGCGGCGGAAGCGCAGGCGGCGATCGTCGTC